GGATATCTGTAAAAATTATGTGAAGCTGTGCAGGGATAAACTGATAAGTAAGGTAAGGATGAAATATCACTCGGAATTATTCTTTGCAGAAAGGTATGGAAGATATTTTGACATAAAGGTACTTAATATCCGGGCAGAAAAGCGGGAAAGCCGGGATTTGATGCAGGATTTGCAGGATATAAAAGAGGGCATTCGTATATACCATGCATCTGATGAGGAAAAGAAAAAAAAGGAAGAGAAAAGAGAACGGCGGCAGCAGGCGAAAAAAAAGCGGATTGCTACTATGGAGGAAAGGATTCTTTCGGTTGGTTACTGCAATATGGAATCCTTTGAGCAGAATAAAGCCTGTAAACTGCTTGGCTTTGACAGAATTGACGAACTGGAAGCAATCAGAGAGGACAAAATAAAGGCAGAACAGGAAAAACCCGTGCAAATGTCTCTTGCGGATTTTATAGAAATGTGAGGTAGCCAGACGGATGAAGGTATATATTCTCGGCAACAAAGAGAACAAGAAAAACTTTGACGAAGCAGAACGGTTTCTAAGACAGAAGGGGCACGTTCCAATAAATCCGATTAAAATTGCCTATGCTTTGCCGGAGGAAATCAATAACTCTGAATTAACAGTGATACTTTTCGAGGTAATCAAAGTATGCGATGCCATTTATCCGTTGGATGGATGGGAGAAAGATTTATTTGCGAGGCTGGAAATGGGACATGCGGAGCGGATGGAAAGGAAAATTTATTGTTAATACTTCGGTGAAAAGAATAGGCGAAGTGGAGTGTGATGAAAATGAGGCTGATTGATGCAGAAATAGAAAAAATCAAATTTGAAATCGTAAAGGCAGGTGGACTCAATGAGTAGAGTATTGCCGATTCTTTTTAACACTGAGATGGTTCGGGCGATTATGAGAGAAATAAATCCGAAAACAGCTACGAGGAGAGCGGTCAAAGGATTTATCCCAAAAGATGCAATTTGGGGATATTCAATGTTTACTCCAAAAGGTTATATATCGTGTAGGGGAACCTTTGAGGACGGATTCGGAGAGAAGTTTTTAAGATTGCCTTGTCAAAAGGGAGATATCCTATATGTCCGGGAAACATGGGCGTTCCAGTGTTGTATTGAATGTATGAATATTTACGAAGACGATTCATGTATGATTGGAAAGACATCAACCACCCATGAGGATAAAGATGCTATTTCTGAAGGCTGTTATATATACCGCGCAGATCATCCCCATGCGGAAAGGATTACATGGCGCCCATCCATCCACATGCCAAAGGAAGCCGCCCGTATCTGGTTAAAGGTTACGGATGTGAGGGTGGAGCGGTTACAGGAGATTACAGAGGGGCAGGCGGTAAAAGAGGGAATAACTTGCGTTAAATATGATGCAGATACTGGAAAAGAGATGTCAGCATCATTGGACTGGTTTCCTGTACTTTGGAATTCCACCCTCAAGAAATCAGACCTTGACCGCTACGGATGGGATGCTAATCCGTGGGTGTGGGTGATAGAGTTTGAGCAGTGTGAGAAGCCAAAAGACTGGGGGGGTAATAAATAAATGCTTGAGTTAGTACCAATTAGCCTTAAAGAAGCGAATGTCTTTGTGGAGCAGCATCATAGACACCATAAACCTATGACAGGGCATAAATTCAGTGTGGCGGCTGCTGCAAATGGTGAAATTGTTGGGGTGGCTATTGTAGGCAGGCCGGTAAGCAGATACCTTGACGATGGCTGGACGCTGGAGGTTAATAGGCTCTGTACAGATGGGACAAGAAATGCGTGTAGTTTTCTTTATTCCGCCTGTTGGCGGTGTGCCAAAAACATGGAATATAAAAAGCTAATTACATACATTCTTGATACAGAAAATGGAACAAGCCTAAAAGCAAGCGGTTGGAAATGTGTTGGAGAAACTGGTGGCAAACGTTGGACAGGCGTGCGAAGACCAGAAGTAGATTTATATCCGGCACAAATGAAATTAAAATTTGAGCGGTGCGAGAAGCCGGAAAATGTATGAATCATCAGATAACACTGGAAGAATTAGGAATCTTACCGAAGCAGGAGCCACAAAAGGCTGTAAAGCATATTGATTATGCCTTTCCATGTGGCGGATGTATATGTAATCACTGTGCGAACAGCATGGAGTGCTGGGATGAATGCACAGGCGAGGCCGTCTTTGGATGCTTTGCCTGCGAGGATTGTAAATGGTGGGGCGGAAAGGGAACTGATAATCGGAGATCAGAATGTAAAGATTACAAAATTACAGAGGCATATGCAAAGGTATTAAGAAAGAGATTTAAGGCATTGAAGCCGGAAACACTGTGAAAGGTAATCAATTCATTATGGGAGGAATAGTCCAGACCCCTTCACGCTGATGATAAGTCAGCATTACAGGAATTAACCGTTCATCAGATATAAGCTGGGCGTTGAATTCATAGGTGTAAGCGAACCGGCTTTTCACCCAATAGGAATTGACCTTATATGCCTCACCATTGACCCTGACATAGAGGGGAGCGATATGCCTCTTAGCGTCAAAGGAAGCAATAACAGGAACTATCATATATGGTTCAAGGTCATATGAGGTTTTGGATGTAATGCTGCTCATGAGCTGCCTCCTCTCTGTAGGTGCATTGTAGTTTATATTATACAAACATTTGTTCGACATGTAAAGCAGAATATATTGGAAAAAAGAATGGGTAATTTAGAAATGAATTATTGAAAGGAGGCTTTAGGTTATGGAGCAGAAAAAAATCAAAAAATTGAGTCCATGTCCGTTTTGCGGAGGAGAAGCGGTTTTTAGGTCAAATGTAAATTCATCATCAAGGGATAACATTGGTTTTAAATTTTCTATTAAATGTAGTAAATGCAACGTGGAATTACCGAACATATTTAAGGTTGATATTTTCCTGAATGATTGCGGGGAAATTACACCAACGATTGATGAAAGACCGATGGCAATAGTCCAGTGGAATCGTCGGGAATACCCTGATAATTTAAGGCAGGAGGTAGAAAAGTGACAGAGAATGAAGCGATTGAATGGATTAAAAAGATTTACATTGACACAAATCAGTCTGACATATGTATGTCTTTGAACATGGCGATATCTGCCCTTAAAGAAATCCGGCAGTACCGGGATATGGAACAGAGATTGAAAAAAGTATATGGGGATTGTCCTGGACTGCTGGAAAAGGTTGTGAAACACCTAGAGAAGCATGAGAACATAACACTTCCAGAGCCTATTTTTAAGGCGAGACTATTGACGGATGGAGAAGTGGATAGATGGGAGGCTTATAAGCAGCTTGGGACGGTGGAAGAAATAGAGCATTACATACGATTGGCAGAAAAAAATGAAATTGGAGAAGTAGAAGGTGGCGGCAATGCTTAATTTTGGATTTTATAACATGGACTGCATGGAGAGGATGCGCCAATTCCCATATAAATATTTCGATTTGGCAATCGTTGATCCACCATACGGAATAGGGGAATCCGGCAAGAAAAACGCCACACGAAGCAAGTTAGTAACATCCAAGGCATACCCGGAATTTTACGGCAAGGACAAAGAGCCGCAGGGGTCGGAATATTTTGCGGAATTGTTCCGTGTCAGCAGAAATGCCATAGTGTGGGGTGCAAATCATTTTATATCACGGATGCCATACGATTCCAGTTGTTGGATAGTGTGGGATAAGGAAACGGGCAACAATGATTTTGCAGATTGTGAATTGGCTTGGACTTCCTTCCCTTCGGCGGTGCGAAAATATACATTCCGATGGAGCGGAATGCTCCAGGGCAACATGAAAAATAAAGAAATCCGCATACATCCTACACAAAAGCCCAAGGAACTGTACGAGTGGATTTTACAAAAATACACTGTTCCGGGGGATATCATCCTTGATACTCATGTGGGGAGTGCGTCAAGCCTTATCGCCTGTACACGGTTGGGATTTCCTTTTGTGGGATTTGAAATACATCCGGGATATTACAAGTTGGCATCGGAACGGCTACAGGCGGAAACGGCACAGATTACGCTTTTCAACATGGAAAAGTTAAAGGAATTTGAAATCGAAACGGAATATGAAAGGAGAATCAGAAAATGATTAAAAGCGAACTTGTAATTGTGAGGGATGCGAAAAACAATCCCAGCATCATGCGGAGATATGAAAAGTGTCTGCATCGGGAAGTTGACCCGTCTGTCACGGGCGATGCGGTACATCCGATGTTTATTGTCCGGGATAAGGAAGTAGACGCTATTTATTTGCCGGAATACCTTTCAAGCATGTTTGACGGCGTCCCGTACAGTTTGCCGATGCAGACCCCGGCCACGATGATGGATTTAGATTCAGTGGTGGAGTGCCACAGGAAAAAGGGCGATGGATGGCATTGCATGACGGCGGTGGAATGGAAATTCTTGGCGGACTTGGCAAGGCTTCGGGAATCCGCCAAGGGCGAAAGACTTAGGGGAAATACATCTTTTGGCTGCAGCCACGCAGTACCGGGCGAGAAAGGCATCCATCCAAGCGGACGGAACACAATCACATTAACAGGCGGCGGGCCGGAATCGTGGTTTTTGCTTGACAACAAAGAGGGGATTGCGGATTTCGTGGGGAATGTCTGGAAAATGTTGACTGGCATCCGGCTTGTAAATGGGAAGTATCAGTACATAAAGAATAACGATGCGGCGGCTCCGGATTGCGATTTATCAAAGGACAGTAAAGAATGGGCGGATGTGCTGATTGACGGCAAGCCGCTGAAAGCAAGCGTTGACGATGGAAAAATAACCATCCTTGCAACGGACGAAGAAACCGAAAAGGGGTATGGCAGTGATAGATGGAAGAATGTCGGGATTAACCTTGACACCATCCCGGACTTTATAAAAGCTCTTGGAATCATCCCGGCGGATCATGAGGAAAACATGGAATACTTTTATGCCAATACGGGAGAGGATGAACGTATACCTTTCCGGGGCGGCTGCTACTACAACACTTCGACTGCAGGGGCTTCGGCGCTGAATCTGGACAACTTGCGTTTCGTTGCGTGCAACAACTCCGGCTTCTTCTCCGCTTACTATGATTTGAAATTTGATTGTTGAAATATATTTCCTGTTTAATCAAAAATAGGGTTGAATTCCCCGCTGCTTGCAGCGCAACAAACTAATGCCGAGCTTGCGAGACTGGGGCTGATACCCCGCTGCTTGCTACGGGGAGTTTCATTTGCGCGATTGCACAATCCGGATTGTCCAAACTGCGGATGCAAGAATATATTCCGCTCTTTTGACAATAAGTAAGTGGATGAGGAAGCCGCCCGGTTGCAAAAAAAAATAAAAGAATATCTTAGAAAATCAAAGTAAATCATTGTTTTTCAAAGAAATTCCAAAAATATCAGTGAAAGGATGGTGGATTTTTTGAATCGATTAGGATTTCTGATTTTGTCCGTCCTATCCTCGAATGAGGCATTTAACAAAGTGTCGGCAATGACGGCCAAGGAAATCACGGATGCGGAGAATTTCGGGTATAAGGACAACACAATTTTTAAAAAAATCACGGAATTTGAATCAATGGGCTATGTGGCCGCCGGATATAAAGAGGGGAAGCAAAAAACCTTTTATATCACAGAATCTGGCAAACAGGTGTTAAAACAGGCATGAAAGAGAGGATTGCGGCATGAAAAGGAAAATCGGATTTGTTGCCATCGGGCAGGCTGGGGGCAACATTGGAAAACTTTTTGAAGATAAGGGTTTTACCGTCCTGTACCTCAATACATCACAGGAGGATTTGCAGACCCTTAAAAATGCAAAATTTACATACCATATCGCCGGGGGCGAAGGGTGCAATAAAGACCGCGCCAAGGCGAAAAGGCTTGTGATGGAGGATTTCGACAATATCAGCAAAGAAATCTATGAAAAAATGGATGTTTCTATGATTTACGTTATCTTTGCATCCGGCGGTGGAACTGGAAGCGGATGCGGCCCGATGCTGATTGATTTGCTATTAGGTGATATTGCCGGGGGTGAAAGCACGGTGGAATCCGTTGGGGCGATTACGGTTATACCGGGCGAAAAGGAAAGCCTTAAAACACAGATAAACTGCTATGAGTGTTTTGAGGAATTAACTGCGCTTGACAATATCGCAAGCGTGATGATTATTGACAATTCCAAGGGGGATAAACTGATTCTGAACCAGCATCTTGTAAACGTGTTTTATAACTTTATTGAGATTCCCAACAAACACAAGGATGAGAGGGGCAATATTGACCGGGCGGAGATTGAGGAAACATTGAAATCAAAGGGGATGCTTATTGTTACGGAAATTCCGGCAAAAGAAAGCACTACGGCGGCAGTATTGGAATCTTTCAAAAAAAGCGTGTTTGCCCCCATTGAGCCGGACAGGGTAATAAAATACATTTCCATATCCATCGCCGGGGCTGTGGATGTGGATGCTATGCGAAAGGAAATCGGCATCCCGGTTGATGTGTTCCAGACATATAATGATAAATCAACAATATGCTGCCTTTCCGGGCTGAATTACCCGAAAACACGGCTTGAAACCGTATATGAAAAGGCGGTGGAAAACCAAGAACAGATTATAAAGAATCTGCAGGCTGTATCTGATTCCAGCATGAAAAAAAATGTGAATTTCCTTGCATCCGCCAAGGCTGCGCCGGCCGCCGATGCGCCGAAGCCCAAAACATCCAGAAGGGATTTGCTCAAAAAATACATGGGGTAGAGGGTGTAAAAATATGGCAGATATTAAATGGATAAAGCTAAAAGTCGGAATGTTCAACGATGACAGAATCAAGGTAATACAGGCGATGCCGGAGGGTGATGCGCTGATTGTAATATGGATTCGGATGCTGATTCTTGCCGGAATCAGCAATGCGGAAGGCTATCTGATGATTTCGGAAAACCTGCCCTATACGGAAGATATGCTTTCAACCGTTTTTAACAGGCCGCTTTCCATTGTCCGGCTTGCACTGAAAACTTTTGAAGCTTTTGGAATGGTTGAATCCTGTAACGAGGGGATTTTTATAACAGACTTCGCCGCCGAACAGGGCGAAAAGATGCAGAACATTCGGGAATATAACAGGATAAAAAAGGCGGAATCACGGGAAAGGGCAAAGCAAAAACGCCTTGGAATGTCATTGACCGACAATGTTGACAGTCAAGGAAATGTCATTGACGGGTCAATGACAAGTCAAGGAAAAGCGTCAACCTGTCAAGACACAGATATAGATATAGATATAGATATTATTAAAAATAATAATATACCCCAAAATCCGGGGAATTTCGGGGGCAAGTCGGAACGCTTAGACTATGAGTGGATTGCGGCACTATATAACACGACCTGTAAAGACCTGCCGAAAGTTAGGGGGTTTTCCGATGAACGCAAGCGGAAAATCAAGATCCTGTTAAATTCTTTGAATAAAGCGAAGGTATTGATGGAGTTAGGACCTTATGAACGGCTTGAATACATTTTCCGCCTTGCGGATGAATCGGACTTCCTTTCCGGGCGCAGCCAGTCTAATTCATGGTGCGGATTTGACTGGCTGATAAACGCGAAAAACGCGCTAAAGGTTATCGAGGGCAATTATAAAAACAATGGGGGTGTGGTAAATTATGGCGGCAACACAGGGGGATTTCGAGAGGGCGATGCAGCGCATTCTTGCGAATCGGAAAATGATGCCCTTGCAGCATTCCGGGCCGGACGGGGAAAGAACGGCGGAGGGGATGAAAACGGCGTATAAATGCGAAAAGTGCAGAGACAGCGGATATATATTACGCAAGGGGGAAGATGGGCGCGACTACGCTTCGCCGTGCGAGTGCCTTTCATCCCGGATACTGGAAAACAAGCTGCAATTTGCGAATATCCCGAAAGAGTTTAAGGAGTACACGGTGGAATCCTTTGATTTGGGTCTGTATACTACGCCGGATGCAAGGGAAAAGGCAGAAATGGCAAAGCTGCTTTGCACGAACTACATCAGGGAATTTCCGGGGATTTTGGAGGATGGCAAGGGGCTTTATATGTATTCCCGTACAAAGGGCAGCGGCAAGACCCGGATGGCTGCAAGCATTGCAAATGATGTTATTTCAAGATACATGATTTCCGCCAAGTTTGCCACTACGCTTCAGATTCTGGATGAAATCAAAAAAACATGGCATGAAAAGCTGGGAAAGGATGCCGGGGAACAAGAGTTTTTAGCGGATATAATCCGTGTGCCTGTATTAGTGATTGATGATATAGGGGTGGAAAAGCCTACGGAATGGGTAAATGAGAAATTTTATTCAATCCTTAACGGGCGGATGATCAAAAAACAGGTAACGATTTTTACGAGTAACTGCGAAATGGAAAAACTCCTGTTTGATGATAGGATTATCAATCGGATTATGAAAATGGCCTTGCCCGTGCCTTTCCCGGATGAATCCGTGAGGACTGCGCTGGCTAGGGCAGAAAACAAAGAACTGTATAACAGGCTTTTGCGAGGTTGAACGATGGGAAAAAGTGATGATAACCTGATAGATAAAATCGAAAAGCTGATAAGGCTTTCAAGCAGCAGTAACGAGCATGAAGCACGGGCGGCCATGATGAAAGCACGGAAATTGATGGCAAAACATCATATCCGCATGGAGGATGTTTCCCTGGAGGAAAAGGAAAGTGAATCCGTGGAATGCAGCACGACCATGGAAAAATTCTGGGAAAGCTGGATTACAGACCTTGCCGCCGTGATAGCGGATAATTTCCGATGCCGGACGCTGATTCTGCGGAGGGCAGGGAGCGGCATCTACAAAATACGCTTTTATGGCGTGAATGATGATTTTTTCGTGTGCATGGAGATTTTCAGATACGCCCTTCAAGTGGTAAATAGCAGAGTAAAGACCATGAGGGGGATTTTCAAGGAATCCGGGAAAAGTTTTGAATATAACGACAAACTTCTGTATTGCCACGGATTCATGAAAGGGTTACGGGAGAATTTTGCAGAGCAGACAAGGCAGCAGAAAAGAAAATGGGATGATGATTGTTTTGCCCTTGCCCTTTGCGTTCCGGCGGTGGTTGACCGGGCAATAGAATTAATAGGAGTTTTGGATAAAAAGTCGTCCACACGCCCCACAATGAGCCGTAAAAATTCCATGCTTTATGGCATCGGTTACACGGACGGTAAGACATTCTAGAACGCCGGGGACAAAGAGCGGCTTCACAGTTAAGGACAATCTGATTTTACGATAGATTGATTAAACGGGAAAGGAGGGGATCAGGATGTTACACGTTGATTTGAGCGAATTGGCCGGTGGAGAACTACAGGCAAAATTTGACCGGGAGATTACAAAGGTGATTCAGAACATGGAAGACCCGAACACGCCTTATCAGGACACACGGAGCGTCACGATCAAAATATCCTTGAAGCAGACAGAGCTTCGGGATGATGCGAAAGTTGATATTTCTGTAAGCAGTAAATTGGCCGGCGTGATTTCCGCAAAAACGAATTTTGCAATGGGGAAAGACTTAAAGACCGGAAATGTGCTGATACAGGAATACGGGAAGCAGATTCCGGGGCAGATGTCTCTCACGGACATAGCCCCGGCAGAGCCGCAAGGGGAATCACAGGCAGAAGGAAAAAAGATAACATCAATGCCGAGGGCTTTAAGAGCCAACGGGTAAAAATGAAAGTGAGGATTTGAAAATGATTAAAGAGGCTTTACAGTACATTATCGGGCTTCAGCAGCCCCGGATTGAGGAAATCAACGGAAAAAAATATTATTTCAGTGGCGGCAACATCCCTATGTTGGTGAATGAATGCCGGAATTGCGAATCGGTGCAGCTTTCCACGCTTACATCGCTTGTCGAGTACATCAAAAACCGTATGGCGGACGATTTCAAGGGCGATATCCCAAAGATGATTGTCCATGTGACATCGGAAACGGAAGTAAGGCTACTTACACAGTTTAACGGCGATATGAAGCGTTTGGAGGTTGTGAACGTGAAAGCGAAAACGCCGGAAATCATTCTTAACAGATTCATGGAACAGGAATCCTTTATCATCCAGATGCAGTCTATGTTCCTTGACACGCCGGATAAAGCTATCGTGATGCAAGTGGTCGGCAATGTGGAGGATAGGACCGTGGCGAACTATGGGGATGATGGCATATCACAGAAAGCAACCATCAAGACCGGGCTTGCGAACGTGGAGGATGTCATTGTGCCGAATCCCGTCCTGCTGAAGCCCTTCCGTACATTCCATGAGGTAGGGCAGCAAGAAATTGAATTTGTTTTCCGTATGAGGAACGGGGATAAAGGCGTGTCGTGCGCGTTGTTTGAAGCGGATGGTGGGATGTGGAAATTCCGGGCCGTGCATGAAATCGCCGAGTATCTGAAGAATGCACTGGCAGATGTTGGGGAGTACATTGCAGTATTGTCATAATAGCAGCATATCCGCCGGGGCCAGCGCAGGCCCCGGCGATGTAGAGGGTGGTGCAGATGGTTTTTTCAGAAATCAAGGAAAAGTTTTTTGTCATAGTAGAGGGCGAGGACAGGGCGATTATGAGGGCTTCTGAGGTACAGGCAGAAAAGACCCGAAAAAGGCTTTCCAAGTTTTCCGGCGGTAAAAAAATATATATCTATAAGGCGAAGCAGAAAAACGGATAGGGAGCGGCCGACGGATTTTATGATTTTATGGATATTCCAGAAGGGGCAACAGAAAATAGACATGATAGAAATGAAAACGGAGAATAGAACACTATGAGCGGATTAAAGGTAAATGATTTTTTCTGCGGATGCGGCGGAATGGGACTTGCATTCCAAAAAGCCGGATTTGAAATCGCCGGGGCATGGGATTATGACAAATACGCCGTGCAGAGTTACCGGGAAAATGTCGGAAACCATGTACAGAAAGCGGACATTCGGGAAATGGCATGGAGCGATGTTCCGAAAGCTGATGTGTGGGCTTTCGGATTCCCTTGCCAAGATTTGAGTGTGGCAGGGGGAAAGAAAGGGATGGTTGTCAAGTGCCAAGACTGCGGATGCGTACAGGAGATAGAGCAGTGGGAATATGATGGAAATAACCGTTGCCCGGAGTGCGGCGGAAACAATATAAAGGCGGACAGCCGGAGCGGATGTTTTTTTGAAATGATGCGCTTGCTGCAGGAAACAGAGGAACACGCCCCGGAAAATATGCCGGCCGTGATAATCGCCGAGAATGTAAAGGGATTGAAGCCCTATCTGAATGTAATGGAAATAGAATACAGGAAAAGGGGCTATAAGGCACATTATCAGCTTTTTAATTCTAAATACTGGAATGTAGCGCAAAGCCGGGAGCGGTATGCGGTTGTGGGCACAAGGGAAGCGGAAAACCTTTCTTTCTGCTTCCCGAAGGAGCAGCACGAATTTATCCCCAAACTATCCGACTTTCTGGATGAAAATGTGGATGGAAAATATTACATAGAGGATTCCAAGGCAAAGACAATTTTAAAACAGGCATTAAAACGCCTTGCATATTTGGGAAAATGCCACGCCACAATAACGCCCGACCGGGAAAAGAAAAGACAGAGGGGGCCAAGGGCAAAGCCGGACGAAGAACCGATGTTCACACTTACGACGAAAGACATCCACGGAATAATCGTTGCGGATGATTCGGGGGGGGAAAAACTACAAAGCCGGGAATATGAGTTTGACGAAGAAATGACAAACAGCATTTTCACGGATAAAGATAATTGCGCCTATTGTTGCAGTGCGTCCTATTACAAGGGGATTGGCCCTAGCAAGTTAGGAAAAGGGATTCGTACACATATCATTGAAAAGGAAAAGGAACAATCAGATGGAAAATCCAAAGCTGATAATGTTGGGGCATCTTGACATCCGGGGCCATGACAGCGTAAAGCGTGTATACCATCCCGAAGGGTTATCCCCAACGCTTACCACATCCGGGGGGGGAAAAAGACAAGTGAAAATATTGGATTTAATGAAATACCGGGTTAGGAAATTAACACCCAACGAATACGGGAAATTGCAGGGCTTTCCGATGGAAGGATGGCATCAAGTAGTATCGGACACACAGGCATACAAGCAATTTGGTAATGCCGTAACAGTAACTCTATTCTGCGAAATCGCAAAATCAATTAAATCCTGCATAGAACAGGGGAAAGAGGAAAATGATGGTAAACACGGATGAAGCGGTGGCCGCAATGGCAGATTTCAACAGGGCATTGAATGAATTTATGAAAACGGACAGCGAAAAGGAATGTGAGAGAATCCAGCGGTTTGAGGTATTCGCCGGGGAGCATTTTACGGAAAAGGCAAAAAGGTATATGGTGGACGGCGGATTTTTCCGGCAGACGGCATCAACACATTACCATTCCGCACATTTCGGGGGGCTTGCAGACCATTCTCACGCAGTAGCGGAAGCCCTTCTGGACTATACCCGTAAAGTAGGGCTCACCTGGGAAAAAGAGCGAAGCCCCTATCTGGTGGGCTACCTGCATGATATTTGCAAGATGGATGAATACATCTTGAAAAAGGTGGACGGCGTAAAAACGTATGAATTTAACAGGGATAGGCTTTTGATAGGCCACGGAGAAAAATCCGCCATCCTTGCGGCGATGTTGATTCCAGACTTGACGGATGAAGAAATGTTATGTATACGGTATCATCACGGCGCATTTGAAAACAGCAAAGATGCATGGAGCGCATACGGACACGCAATCGAGAAATACCCGAATGTGCTTTACACACATACGGCGGACATGGCCGCATCGAGGATTAAGGGAATATGAATAAATCAAGAATAGAATGGTGCGATTACACGTGGAATCCCGTCACGGGATGCGGACACGGATGCCCTTATTGCTACGCCGCAAATATAGCGCACAGGTTCACCCAGGCGGATGCAGAATGCTGCAACTGTAGCATGAGCCCGGATTGCCCCGGAAAGACCAACAAAGGGAAATGCCCGGATTTTAGGGAATACCGGCCAAGCGAAAGGATTCATGTGCTTGATACAAAACAATATGGATTCTACCCGAAAAAGCATTACATCAATTTTCCTTATGGGTTTGAGCCTACGTTTCATCGGTACAGGATGCAAGAGCCGGGGCAAGTCAAAACGCCGTCAAAGGTTTTCGTGTGCAGCATGGCGGACTTGTTTGGAGATTTCATCCCGGATGCATGGATTTTTGATGTTTTCAAAGCGTGTACAGAGAATTCGCAGCATAGATATATGTTCCTTACCAAGAATCCACGGCGGTATGAGGATTTAATGGCCGCCGGAAAGCTGCCTAAATCTGAAAATATGTGGTACGGCACGACAATAACCACAAGCAGGGATAATTATTTTCATTCTGGGAAATATAATTCATTTTTAAGCATAGAGCCAATACAGGGGTTTCTTCCGCCATTTTACTGTGATGTGAAATGGGTTATCGTTGGACAGGAAACGGGAAACAGGAAAGAGCGCATCACGGCGAAGCCGGAATGGATAAATGAGATATACAGGGTTTGCCATAAAAACGGAATCCCGGTATTCATGAAGAACAATCTTTCCGGCGTTGTGAAAAATCTGATACAGGAGGATGCAGAATAATGGTAAAGGATATTGTAACGGACATTGACTTTCTGGAAAAACCGCTTGAAAAGGTGAAATCAGTGGCGGAAGTAAAGGAGTTAGCCCGTGATTTGTTGGACACAGCACGGTATTATGGAAAGAGTTGTTTGGGACTTTCTGCAAATCAGATTGGCGGAACAAAAAGGGTGGTAGCAGTAAAGATCACAGAAAAGGATTTTATCCTGATGATAAATCCGACAATCATAAAAAAATCTACACAGTGCTATGTTGCTACAGAAGGATGCCTTTCCTTGGAGGGTGAACGGAAAACAATGCGGAATCGGTGGGTGGATGTCATGTACCGGGATTCCGGCTATCACATCAGGAAAATGCACTGCACCGGGCTTGTGGGACAGATTGTACAACATGAGATAGACCACACAAACGGAATTATCATATAAAAAGGAGAGGGGAAAGATGGCTATATATGCTTTTGATGGAACACTATGCGAAAACCGATGGCCGGAAATCGGGCCGGTTAGGAAAAGGGCGATGGACACGGCAAAGCAAATCAAGGCGGACGGAAACACATTGATTTTGTGGACTTGCAGATGTGGCAAAAGGCTGTCGGAAGCCATTGAGTTTTGCCGGAAAACATCGTCAAGTATGGGAATGACTGTAGAAAAGTATATGCGGATTTTTATGTGGATGATAAGGCGCACAACATCGAGGATTACATAAATGCGGATAAGATATACAAAATCGCTATGCAATACGGGTATGAGGCGCAAAGCAGACAGCTTATAGAGGAATGCGCCGAACTGATACAGGCACTAAATAAAGAATGGCGTTTGAATCGGAAAGCTGATGAATCCTCATCGGCGGCACTGAATGAGGAATTAAACAAATCCCATAACCATATTTTAACGGAATTAGCGGATGTTTCTATAATGATTTCTCAAATTGCCTATCTTAGGGGGATGGAAGCAGAAGGGGAACTGGATGCGGAAATAATACGGAAACTGGATAGGCAGATGGAGCGGATTGCGAGGAAAAGATTGGAGGGTTGAAAATGGCAGCAGGCAGATGTTTGGCAGCTTATAACACGGACGAATGGCACGGGTACGGATGCGAAATAACAGAGGGGGCTTGTATGTTTCTGTACCCGGATAGCAAAAGGTGCGCCAAGGAATACGGCGAAGGCCCAGATGCGGAATCGGGCGAGAACACAGAAAGGAATGCGTAAAGAGTGAAAACAAACACGTTTGTCGGAATTGTATCAGATGTAAAGCCTTTCCTTAAATTCAAAAATTAACATGATCCTGCAACGAATACGGGGTGGATTGATGAAGAAGATGCTAGGAGAATTGCATATAACAAAATCGACAACAGAATTTATAAACTAATTTTAATCACGAACACCCACCCAGAGGGGTTGCGCCGGGATAAAGGGAGAAAATGAAAACTGATAATTTTAGAAAAATGTTGCGGGAAAATTAATCCTTGAAATGGTTTGACAAATTTAGTAAAATGAAAAGGAGCGGACGGCCATCCGATCCTTTTCTGGAAATATAAAAAATAGAAATTCTTTAATAATTATAGCGGAAAATGCGCTATAAGTCAAGGGGGCTGCGAAATGTCAGCACCGAGAACGCCGAATTTACAGGAAGGAAAACTAATAAAGGAGATTGATTTTCAAATCCTCATGTGCAAGGAAAAAATCCGAAGACACGAAAAGAGTATTGCAAAAATCAAGAAGATGGCCGGCATGAATGGGCCATCGGGTATCGGTTCGGTTGACCTTTCCGGGATGCCGAAAGCCGGATTTTCTCACATGGATTTCCCGGATGCAATCGCCTTAATCGCAAAGGATGAGGAATACATAGAACAGGAAGAGGCAGCAATAAAGGCATTACGCAAGCGCAAGCGGAATCTGATTAAAGCTGTGGGGATTCTGGACGGCATGGAGCAGAACATATTTATTTATCGTGTCCTGTACGGAATGACGCAGGACTCCGCCGCTGAAGCTATCGGCGTATCATCCCGGCAGCTTCAGAGAATTGAAAAACAAATGAAAGAGAATACAAAGGTTTTTGAACTGTAAAAAGTGCAATTTTTTGATTCGGTTTTTTGAACGATTTTTTGAAGCACTTTTTTAACAGCAAAAATCAAAGAAAATCCAGTAAAATCAAGGCTTTTCGCAAAAAATCCATGTCGTGTTTTATGTCGTGAAAAGTGTCGTGTTTTATGTCGTGAAATATGTCGTGGAAATGTCGTGTTTGTTATGTTATAATGGGTATAGTTAAAGGTATGTGAAGCGGCCCCGTTGGGGCTGCTTTTTTATTACCCGAAAGGGCATACTTTCAAATATGCTTTTCGCTGCAAATGGAGGGTGTATAAATGAATACGGTTGAGCCGATACGGGATATAGCAACAGTTTTGGACATTGCGGACTATCTCAAAGAGAGAAGCCAACGGGATTATGTGATGTTCATGTTTGGGATATATTCCGGCTTACGGATATGCGACATTCTGCAGTTCCGTGTCCGGGATATCCGGGATAAAGACTACATATCCCGGAGAGAAAAAAAAACAGAGAAAGAAAAGAGATTCCCAATAAACAAGGAATTAAAGAAGATTCTGAAGGAGTATATAGCGGATAAAAAGGATTATGAATTTCTTTTTAAGAATCCGCATGAGCCTAATAAGCCCATTACAAGGCAGCAGGCCTACAACATATTATCAGCCGCCGGGAAACAGTTTGGGCTTGACAGTATAGGAACGCACTCACTGCGAAAGACTTTCGGTTATCATTTGTATAAACAGACCAACGATGCAGCCCTTTTGATGGATATATTCAACCATTCAGACATCCATATAACACTAAGATATATCGGTGTAAATCAGGATTGCAAGGATAAGGCCTACAACAATTTATCATTCAAACGGTAGCTTTCTAATATTCTGCTTGCAGACGGATAACCGGTAAGCATTTTTTTATTTTGCCTACGGCTTGACATATCCAGGACTTGTCAAATGAGGGCGGTCATTTTTCTTTGCGTTAATTAGAAGTGACGCTTGAAAAGATTGTTTTACAAAATATTAGATATGTCAATAAAAGAGGATGCACAAAATCACCCGAACACGAACAGATGTTTGGAGTCGCAAGCCCCGAACAATATAGGTTCTTTCACTGAACAAATGTTTGTTGCGGGTCTACGAAGCCCAAAATCTTTCTAGGCACAGGAAAAAAATTGTAAAAATTGCCGTTTCCGATGGGAGGGGTACAGATGGCAAAAAAGGCCACGCCGCCGGACGGCGGAGCAGCGGACAGCATAAAGACAACGGATATTAGCGCAATCACGGTCAACAGTGCCGCACTTGAAAAAATCATAGGGGTATCGGATAGGCGCATACGGCAGTATGCGGAGGAAGGCATTGTCATCCGGGCCGCAAAGGGGCGGTATAAGCTGATGGATTCCGTCACGAATTATATTTTGATGCTAAAGGTACAGGCGGAAGCCAACAATGCGGATTCCTTGGATGGGGAAATTGACCTGGAGGAAGAAAGGGCTATCCATGAGAGGGTAAAGCGGCATATTTCTGAATTGAAATTGCAGACCATGAAAGGGGAACTGCACAAGTCGGAGGATGTGGAGCGTGTCATGATGGATATGCTTGCATCGGTTCGGGCAAAGCTGCTTTCCATGCCTACGAAATTAGCCCCTATATTGGTGTCCAGAAATGATATTGATTTCGTGCGGAACACCATCAACCGGGAAGTGATGGAAGCACTCAATGAATTAAAGGATTACAACCCGAAAGAATTTTACAGTGATGAATATGTGGCGATAGGGGATGATGGGAACGATGGAAGTAGAGAGGAAAATTGACAGCAAGACACTAACCCTTTTCCGCAACATCGCCAAAGTGCTTTCACCGCCGCCGGAGTTGACAGTCAGCCAGTGGGCGGACAAATACAGGAAACTTTCGCCGGAATCGTCCGCCGAGCCGGGGCAATGGAATACAGACCGTGCGCCATATCAACGGGGAATCATGGATGCGGTGATTGATGCCGGATGCGAAACGGTTGTTATTATGTCCTCTGCACAGGTGGGGAAAACCGAATTGATATTAAACACAATCGGCTATTACATAGATTACGACCCATCCCCGATTTTGTGCTTGCAGCCAACGCTTGAAATGGCACAGGCTTTCTCAAAGGATAGGCTTGCGAAAATGATTCGTGACACGCCTGTACTTCGGGGGAAAGTCAAGAATGCACGGGCAAGGGATTCCGAAAACACGATACTTCACAAATCCTTTCCGGGCGGACATATTACGATGGTTGGCGCAAATTCCGCCGCCGGACTTGCATCCCGTCCTATCAGAATTGTATTGATGGATGAAATAGACCGCTTTCCGCCGTCTGCCGGGAGCGAGGGAAACCCGATAAAACTAGCGGAGAAGCGTACTACAACATTTTGGAATCGAAAGAAAATCAAGGTGTCCACGCCTACAATTAAAGGCCGGTCACAAATCGAATCGGAGTATCTTGCATCGTCAAAAGAAGAATGGTGTGTGCCGTGTCCTTGCTGCGGAAAATATCAGCCCTACGAATGGGGGCGCATCCGAATTGCGGATGTTACGATGGAATGCAAATACTGCGGAGAGCATTTCAAGGAAACGGAATGGAAAGAGCGTCCGGGCAAGTGGATATCCGGGGCAGAAAATAAAAGAAAAAGGGGCTTCCACCTAAACGAATTTGCATCCCCTTGGAAACACTGGGAGGAAATCATTGAGGATTTCCGGGAAGCATACAGGGAATGGAAAGAACATGGCGATGTCCAAAAGCTGAAAGTTTGGGTAAATACGGCACTTGGCGAAACATGGGAGGAAAAAGGCGAAGCGGCGGATGAAGATGTGCTGCTGAAAAGGCGTGAACGTTACACGGCGGATTTGCCGGATGGCGTTCTTTTGGTTACGGCCGGTGTGGATGTACAAGATGATAGATTCGAGGTTGAAATAACCGGGTGGGGAAAAGGTTATGAATCATGGGGAATCTTGTACAGAAAAATCCCCGGCGATTTGGAAAAGGAAGAAACATGGGATAAACTGGAAAAATTCCTTGAAATGGAACTGTACTTTGCAAGCAAAAATTCCCTCATGATTGCCTGTACCTGCATTGACACGGGCGGACATTATACCACACAGGCATATAAATTCTTGAAAAAGATGGAGCGCAAGCAAAAGCTGATTTTCGGGATTAAGGGCATGGGCGGCGAAGGAATCCCACTTGTAAACAAGGTATCTACAAACAACATTGAAAAAGTAAAAATATTACTTTTGGGCGTGGATTCCGGCAAAGAAATGCTTATGACACGCCTAAAAACGGCAGACGAGGGGCCGGGGTATTGCCATTTTCCTATCAATGCAGACAGGGGATATGATGAAACATACATTAAGGGGCTATCCAGTGAGCAGCGAGTTATACAGTTTAAGGATGGCCGCCCGGTGCTGAAATGGGTAAAGAAATCAAGCGGAACACGGAATGAGCCGCTTGATTTGCGGAATTATTCAACCGCCGCCGCCGAGATACTCCGCCCGGATTGGGATGTACTGGAAAAGAAAATTAAACAGGGCATAAATTACATGAAAAAGCTGCCCAAAACGGCAGCAAAAAGGAAAAAGACCGGGATTGTAAACCGGGGAATACAGGTATAGAAAGGCGGCGGAAACATGGAGAGGTTGAATAGGGCCAAAAAGCGGCTTGAATTATATTATAAGGCGGAAGAAGCCATATTGACCGGGCAGGAATACACCATAGGCACAAAGCGGCTGCGCCGTGCGGATTTGGAGGATGTACAGGCAATGATTAAACAGCTTGAAAACGATGTGGAATCCTTAAAGGCATCCGGGAAAAACCGGGCTTTGCGTGGCGTTCCGCTTGACATCTAGGAAAGGGGCGGCAGGATATGAATATTCTGGATAAAGCAATCGCCGCCGTGAATCCGGCGGCGGCATTGCGGAGGGAAAAAGCCCGGTGGCAGCTTGAAATCATGGGGCGGTTTATGAATAGCGGATATG